TAGCGTCTATAAATTGCTGACCTTTGATGGTTAAGCCTATCTCTAAATAATCGTATTCTCTATCTTTGCATCGAGCATCAATGGCGTATAAAAAGCCCTCTTGAATGAGAAGGTGAACGTGATAATCACTTGTTAGCGGGGGAATGCCTTCAAAACGAAGCGAGTAATTACTCTTTACGGTGGGGGTGGGGGACTCTTCAACAACTAATAAAATAGCCCTGAATAGTTCTAAATCTAAGCGCATAACAAAATCAACTCCTTAAAGGTGTTTTTTACAGCATACCACGAACACAACAATTTAAATATAGGACCTCAACAAAAAAGAAAGGAGAGGGAAGGAAATGCATTACTTAACTTGGTACATACTTCAGGCGATTCGAGAGAACAGTGATGAATATTGGGCATGGAAGGCAGAAAGGAGCAAATCACATGGAAGTCTTGGCAATCGGAACGAGTGCGGTAGTAGGGATACTGACATTAATATTAGCCATTCAAGAATTTAGAAAAGGAGCGTAGAGGATGAATCAATTACAAGTTTTTAATAATACGGAGTTCGGACAAGTCCGGACAATGATGATTGACGGATCGCCTTGGTTCGTAGCAAAAGATGTTTGCGAGTGCTTAGGGCTTACCAATCCGACAATGTCGGTAGGGCAATTAGATGAAGATGAACGGGCTAAGTTCAACTTAGGTCGTCAAGGGAATACTAATATTATCAACGAATACGGGCTGTATAACCTAGTGCTTTCGAGTCGCAAACCTTCAGCGAAAGCGTTCAAACGTTGGATAACTCACGAAGTCATTCCGGCAATTCGTAAGCACGGAGCGTATATGACCGGTGAAACATTGGAACAGGCGTTAACATCACCGGATTTTCTCATCCGCTTAGCAACAGAACTCAAGACTGAACAAGAGGCACGAAAAATGGCAGAAGCACAGATTGAAGCAGATAAGCCGAAAGTTTTATTTGCGGATTCGGTTGCTGCAAGCCACGGCAGCATCTTGGTTGGCGAATTGGCAAAGCTACTTAATCAGAACGGAATCGATATCGGACAGAATCGATTATTCAACTGGCTCCGTGAAAACGGGTACCTGATTTGCCGCAAGGGTACGGATTACAACATGCCGACACAGAGAAGTATGGAAATGCAACTGTTCAGTATTAAGGAAACGGCCATTACGCATAGCGACGGTCACGTTTCTATCAGTAAGACGGTCAAGGTCACAGGCAAAGGCCAGTTGTATTTCGTTAATAAATTCCTGAAGGGGGCATAAACAATGCGGAAACAAATAGAACTCACAGCTCCGGCTGCATGGATCAATCGGAGATACTACGAACTACAGGCCGCCGAGTCGATGCCGGCCCTTGAAGAAGAACCGGACGACTTCAAAGTCACGCTAAAAGAAGGCATAAAGATAGGCATCGGAGCCTTCACGGTATACATAATCATTGCGATGGCAATCATCATCTTATGAGTACGGCACGAAACATGGCAAAGAAAAAACCGCATCTGCGGCAACAGGTGCGGTTTCAACAGAAAAACAAATACTTAAATTGCTACTAGTGTAGCAGAAAAGGAGAAAAAACACAATGAATGCAAAACTCATCATGACGGTAGAGGAAATGAAAGACCGTAAGGCCTGGGAAAAACTTCGGAACATTGGGATCGGCGGTAGTGATGCTGCTATCATAGCCGGACTCAATCGGTGGAAATCACCGTATCAGTTATGGCAGGAAAAGACCGGACAGGTAGAGCCTGAAGACCTGTCAGACAATGAGTACATATACTGGGGGAACGTTCACGAACAAGCTGTTGCGAACCGATTCACAGAGCTTACGGGATTAAAAGTAAAGAAATGCGGAACCCTTCAATCGCTCGATTACCCGTTTATGATAGCCAACGTCGACCGCCTGGTCGTAGGCGAAAACGCCGGCCTGGAGTGCAAGACGGCCAACGGCTTTAAGGCCAAAGAGTGGGAAGGCGACAACGTTCCCGACAGGTATTATCTCCAATGCCAACACTATATGGCAGTTACAGGCTGCGAAAAGTGGTATATCGCTTGCCTCATAGGGGGTAACCACTTTGTGTGGAAGGAAATACCCAGGAACGAAGAAGATATAACCGCACTGATAGCAGCCGAGAAGGCGTTTTGGGAAGACAACGTCAAAGGCGGTATCATGCCGGACGTGGACGGCTCGAAAAGTTGTTCACAGGCCCTTGCGGAACGATTCCCGGGAGGTGTGACAGACAGCATCACATTACCGAAGGAAGCGGACGAATTACTCGCCGAAATTGACGAGTTGAACGAGGCGGCCGACAGAATCAAGGACCAAATCGAAAGCAAGAAGAACGGCATCAAGCTGATGCTTGGCGACCATGAAATTGCTTACGCCGGTGAGCGTAAGGTCACATGGAAGACGCAAGCCGGAAGAACGACAATCGACAGCAAGAAGCTGAAAACCGAAATGCCCGACGTATACGAGAAATACAGCAAGCAAGGCAACCCTATTAGAGTATTCAAAATTTAAGGAGGAATATCACAATGGCAACAACAAAAGGCGGCATCATGACAACGAAAGCAAACAACAAACCGGACGGAGTAAAGAGTATGAAAGACCTCGTCGTAAGTATGGGCGACCAAATCCAGAAGGCGTTACCGACGGTCATCACGGGTGAGAGATTCACCCGTATGGTACTTACGGCAATGAGCAGTAATCCTCAATTACAACAATGCACACCGAAATCGTTCCTGGGGGCGATGATGCAAGCGGCACAACTTGGCGTAGAGCCTAATACGCCGCTAGGTCAGGCGTACCTCATCCCGTATAAGAATAAAGGCACGCTCGAGTGCTCCTTTGTTTTGGGATATAAAGGTGTAATCGACCTGGCATACCGGAGTGGCGAGGTCCGGGATATACAGGCCCACGAGGTACACGAGAACGACGAATTCGAGTACGAATTAGGACTCGAACCGAAGCTCCGACATGTACCGGCCACCAGTAACCGAGGGGCAGTCATTGCATACTATGCCGTATTCCATACCAAAGACGGCGGTTACGGATTCGAGGTTATGAGTGCCGAGGACGTAAGGAATCACGCCAAGAAGTACAGCCAAGCATACGGAATCAATTACAGCCCTTGGACTAAAAACTTCGACGAAATGGCGAAAAAGACGGTTCTCAAGAAATGCTTGAAGTATGCACCGCTTAAAACCGAATTCGTCCGGGAAATGAGTGCAGACGGCACTATCAAGAAGAACATTACGCCGGATATGACCGCCGAACCGGACGAAACGGATTATATCGATGCAGAGGCCGAAACAGTGCCGGACAATGTAGACCCGACAACGGGCGAAATCAAGACCGAGCAAGAACAGAAAGACGATGCGATTTTAACGGCATCAATGAACTAAGAAAGGAAGCGGATGAAGGGCCGGAGCAATTCCCGGCCCGAACCCGTTACAGGGCAAACGAATGGCAGAAGGGCAAAAACGCTATTACTGGTTAAAACTTCAAAACGACTTCTTCTCACGCAAGGAAATAAAGCGGCTCCGACGAATAGCCGGGGGCGATACTCTTACAATTATCTATCTCAAAATGTTGTGCCGGTCGTTGAAGGACAACGGCAAACTCTATTACGACGGACTCGATAATGACTTCGTTTCCGAGTTGGCCATGGATATTGACGAGGACACAGAGAACGTACAAATCACCGTCAACTACCTAATCAAGACAGGGCTACTCGAACAGATAGATGAAGTCGAATACACGCTTAAAGATGCCGAAAGCAATACAGGGTCAGAAACAGCCGCAGCCGGCAGAATGAGGCGATGCAGAGCTAAAAAAGTAGCCGAAATGCGTAACAATGTTACACAAGAGTTACAAGTCGGTTACGTAGAGATAGAGAAAGAGATAGAGAAAGAGATAGAGAAAGAGATAGAGGAAGAGAAGAAAGAAGAACGCCCGGCATCTTCTGACATCTTAAAAATGTACGGGGATAACATTCACCCGGTCAGTTCACCGGTAGAAGCGGAAAAGCTAAAAACACTCGTTGACACTCACGGCGAACCTTTTGTAGCTAAAGCCATTGAAAGAGCCGTCATGCGAAACAAAAGAAGCCTGGCGTATATCACCGGGATTCTGAATAACTGGGAAGCGAACGGATACGACGAAGGCATCGAAGGGAAGAGAACAGAAAAACAGTCAGATCCGGAACGTTCCGCAGACCTGGAACGGTTTATGCGTGAGCGTGAAGAACACAAGAAAAAGCAAAGGAGGTTCTAAAGAATGTTCACGAACGGCAGTATGGACTTCATAGAGAATTTAATCGTCGGGTCATATCCGAATGGCCTAAGAGATAAAGACGAACGGCAACGGTATTTTGACAATTTCGTCCGAATGTTCAACCGATATGATGAGCAGGACGTTGCGGACGTGGTCGAAGAAGTGATAAGCCGAGAACGCTTTTTACCGTCCTTAGCGACGTTCAAAGAAGCCTTGGATAAGAAGACACAGGCCAGGGCCGAAAGCGAGCGGACAGCGTTAAAAATCGCCGAATATAGAAAGCCTCGAGGCCGGGTCAACGTTCAGGCACTTATGGAACAGGCCGAAAAGATGAAAAAAGGCGAATTCGAACGACCCATTCCGAATCGGTTACGAGAGTTTGCTAAACGGTTATGGCCGGATATTACGGACAGCGTCATTCGGCGAAACTTTCCGCTGTTAATCCACTATCAGCAGAACGGATTCACGATTGATGAGAAAGGTAATGCGGTGCAGCTGTACTTATCAAAGACCGGCGAGGTCGTAGAACGGATTGTATTAATTCAGGAGGCGTAAACAATGCGAATTATAAGATTTGGAAAGGAACGACCGGCCGACGTACTGTACAGACGGTCGCAAGTGGGAATTATAGGCCGGTACGGATTAGAAGAGTTCATCGTGTATGACGGCGATTGTCAATGGAAGGACAGGGCCGTTATGAGGGGCATCATAGACGATGTCAAGTTCAGAGCAAACGGAGAGCTTAACAAACACGGAGAATTGCGAACGGATGCGGTTATCAATGTGGATAAAATCGTCGATACGGTAATCAACAGGAAGGCGTAGGAGGCGGTTTATTTGAAAGAGTACGTATTTAGTTTTAGTAACGAAATGGAGTCAAACGGCAATAAATACAATATTTCGGAAGAAACCGCTTATGGTCCCTATGATTCCGAGAAAGAAGCTATTCTCGAAGCTATACGAATGTGCGAATATTACAATCTTAACTTTACGCACTTGTTCATAGGAAAGGCGGGATACTTTGCTCCTCGAATAGACGCAGATTTGGTTTTGGGGGATTTGGCACAACGAGCTGTTGATAACGGATACGATGATGGCGAATATCTTGCAAATGTCAAAAACGAACATATAAAAGAGCTTGATAATATGCTTACCGAAGTCTATCTTGCGTGGGAAAATAAGCACCCCGAATATCGCAACAGTTATTATTTAATGACCCACCCGGTTAGGTATTCTATCAGTCAATTAAAAGAAGAAATGGACAACATGCGAAAAGGAGAACAACATGAATAACGTACAACTCGAGGGCAACCTCGCGAGAGATATTGAAATATCGTTCAGCAAAAACGGAATGGCGGTAGCCCGTGGAACGGTAGCGTGCAATAGACGCATCAAAGACGGCGACGAATGGAAGGATACAGCCGATTTTGTACCGTTCACGGCATTTGGAGCGTTAGCCGAAGGCATGGACCAGTGGACAAAAGGGCAACGAGTATGGGTATTCGGTCGTTTTTCAACGTCGAAGTATGAAAAAGACGGGGAAACGAGATACTCAAGCAATGTCATTGCAACTGCCGCCGGTACGGCTTTGTTCCCTTACAAGAAGAAATCGGAAGACGGAATACCGGCATCCCAGGGTAACGGATTCGAGGACTTGGGAACACCTGTCGATGAAGAATTGCCGTTCTAATAGCCCGTAAATTAAAAATTTGGCATCTGTAACGAGTTTTTATATGTCTTATGATAATTTTATCACGGAGTAATTAAAAACTCGTTACAGGTCAAAATAAGAAGGTTTTCGAGGAGGTGTAATAATGCCGATAAACTACGTGGAAGAGGAACATATGAGGTATATCGCATTGACCGTCTACGGTAATCCGGTGGCACAAGGACGGCCGAGGTTCTCACGGCAAGGGAGCTTTGTAAGAACGTATGATCCGATTAAGTCCAAGGCGTATAAATCACTTATACGGCTTGAACTGCAACCGCTGCTGTCTCGGCCGGACTTCACGCCGGTTGATAACGAGTGCAGCTTGCGGCTGAAGGTATTCCGAGCTATTCCAAATAGCTTTAGTAAGAAGAAACGGGAAGCGGCTATAAACGGGGAAATACGCCCGACGACAAAGCCCGATACAGACAATTACGTAAAAGGCGTGCTGGACGCACTCAACGGCACCGTACTGAAAGACGATAGCGTCGTATGCGAGATATTCGCACGGAAATTCTATAGCGAACGACCGAGAATCGAGGTCGTCCTGGAGGCGAAAATATGCTAACTATATACTTATCGCACCCGTTTACGGGTAACGAGTCAGAAAATAGAGAGAAGGCGAGAGCCTATGCGGCTGAGATTACTCGCAAGCGTTCCGATATATTAATCGTGAATCCGCTCGACGCTATGATATATGCCGGGTTCTTGCCATATGTTGATGTGCTGGAGAAGACTATTGCACTCATGATGATGTGCGATGCAGCCGTGGCACTTGGAAACTGGCAGATAAGCACCGGCTGCATGGCTGAGTACAACGTTGCAAGGCAGAACGGCATGAAGTGGATGGAAAGCGTCGAGGAAGTGGTTAATTATCACCCGAAACGGCGTAAGCGATAAAACAAGTAAAAAGGAGGACGCACACAGTGTTTCATAACGATTACATAAATGCAGTACGGGAGTACTTGCACAGGTATCACGAATTTAATACGTACATTAAGAATATCAAGGCCGACTTGGAAGACTTAAACGCCACGCAAGCACTGTGTGCCGCCCCTAAGGTGCCGACGTTGTCACACACGCCTGGAGGAAATGGGATTATGATAAGCCCGGAAGAGCGAGCCGTATATGAGAATGACCGCATCGAAGAACGACGGCAAAAACTGTATTCAGATCTGGAGAAGATCGAGCCGCTAATCAATCGGTTAAACCGTTCTATCGAGGCGTTAGAGTATTCCGACCGAGTAATCACCGAAGAACGATTTATTAACGGAGCGTCGTGGATGAGAATTGCCGACAGGCTACACATGAGCGAAACGGCCGTGCGTAAGCGTTCAGGCAAGGTCCTGGAACAAATAGCAACGATGATGTTCGGCCCGTCCGTCATTCCGGTGCAGACGCATTTCGTACTCTTTGATGAACGGGAAAATTCGTAACAGTCACAAATGGTGCGGATTTGTGCCGAAACGGTGCGGATTTTTCGGTTATTATAATAGTGTGATTGAACACCTCCTAAAGAAATAACGAAACAAACACGGAAAAAGAGATACCCAAGCAGCCGGGCATCTCTTTTTTCGTTGTATGGTGAAAATATGACAATCATAAAATGCAGAAAGACGAAGTGCATGAATAATAAAAACGGAACATGCACGGCGATGAATATAAGCATATCAAGACAGGCGCGATGTAACGACGTTACGAATGTACACGAGATAATGAACTCATCGAGATATGGGAAGGCGGTCAAAAATGAACATCATCGAAAAACCGATAAACGAGGTAATACCTTACGAAAAAAATCCGAGAATCAACGATAATGCTGTTCCGGCCGTAATGAAGAGTATCGAGGAATTTGGGTTTAAAGTACCTATCGTCATCGACAAGAACGGCACAATCGTTACAGGTCATACACGACTGAAAGCGGCAAAAAAGCTCGGTATGAAGACGGTACCGTGCATCGTGGCAGACGATTTAACGCCGGAACAGATTAAGGCGTTTCGCCTTGCAGATAACAAGGTAGCCGAGGCGGCCGAATGGGATATGGAGCTGCTTAACGAGGAGCTTGACGGAATCATTGACATAGATATGTCCGATTTTAACTTTGGTGATATAACTGATAGCCCGTCATCTGAAGACGTGGTTGAAGATGACGGGGAAAACATCGAACTTCCGAGAGAAACGAAGACAAGACTCGGAGATATATGGGTGATTGGCCGTCATAAACTCATGTGCGGCGACGCCACTTCTGAAGACGTGTTAAAACGTCTCATGGGGGGGGACAAAGCAGATATGTATCTTACGGATCCTCCGTATAACGTTGCTTATGAGGGAAAAACAGAAGACAAATTGACAATTCAAAATGACAGCATGGAAGATTCCGCTTTCTATCAATTTCTTGTCGATTCGTTCGTCGCAGCCGACTCTGTAATGAATGAAGGGGCGGCTTTTTATGTATGGCACGCTGACTCGGAAGGATATAACTTTCGTGGCGCATGCCGTGCCGTTGAGTGGGAGTTAAGAGAATGCTTAATTTGGAACAAAAACACAATGGTGCTCGGAAGACAGGATTATCAATGGAAGCATGAGCCGTGCTTATACGGATGGAAAGGCGGAGCGGCACATAATTGGTATAGCGATCGAAAGCAGACGACGGTCATTGATATGAATAAGCCGAATCGCAACGCCGAGCATCCGACAATGAAGCCTGTACAACTGTTTGCATACTTAATGGAAAATAGCAGCAAACCCGGAGATATTATTCTTGATTCGTTCTGTGGAAGCGGAACAACGCTTATTGCGTGCGAGCAGATGGGTCGGGTAGCACGAGTTCTTGAACTCGATCCGAAGTATTGCGATGTCATTATAAAGCGATATATAAATCTCGTCGGCAGCTCTGATGGAGTGGCTGTCGAAAGAAACGGGGAAATGATTAAATACGCCGACTTATAAGGTGGTGACATGATGGCACGACGAGGGAGAAAGCCTGCAGATATATCTAAGCAAGAGTTCGAAAAGTTGTGTGCGCTACAGTGTACACAGGAAGAAATCTGCAGCTTTTTTGACGTGACCGACAAAACGTTAACGGCATTTTGCCGAAGAACATATGGCATGAAATTCTCCGAGGTTTTCAGAGAAAAGCGTGGAAAAGGTAAAATTGCGCTGCGACGCTCGCAGTTTAGGCTTGCCGAGAGGAATGCGACCATGGCGATATTCCTTGGGAAACAATACCTCGGACAGCGAGATGTGCAGGATGTGAAGGTCGAGGGTGCGATAGATAATCCCTTTGATGGCGTTAAGTCAGAAGATATAAAGAAGCTGATAGGCGATGATTGATGAACGCATTAAACGGCAAGCAAAACGAGAACTCGCACGGCGTGAGTTCTTTTATTTTTGCAATTTAATGGCTTCAGACTTTTATAAACCTGAACGGCGATATCTTGTTGAGTTGTGTGAGGCGTTGCAGTCGTTCTATGAAGATGAGAAAGCCAAAGTGCTTATTATTAACGAGCCGCCACGGCATGGAAAAAGCCGCACTGCGAGCTTATTTGTCGAATGGGTCCTTGGTCGTAACCCGGCCGAAAAGATAATGACAGGGTCGTATAACAACATTCTTTCGGCAACCTTTGCTAAGAATGTTCGAAATGCGATCCAAGAGGTTAAAGCAGATGAGAATATCACGGTTTACTCTGATATATTTCCAAACGTCCGTATAAAACGTGGTGATGCCGCTATGGACATGTGGTCGCTTGACGGCGGCTATAATTCATACTTGGCAACGTCTCCGTCAGGGACGGCGACAGGTTTTGGTTGTTCGCTCCTTATTATCGACGATATCATAAAGAACGCCGAAGAAGCCTATAACGAAACAGCGAAAGAAAAGGCCTGGCTGTGGTTTACGAATACAATGCTAAGCCGTCTTGAAGAAGGCGGTAAGATACTCATCATCATGACCCGTTGGGCGAGTGATGATTTGGCCGGACGAGCGATTGAACATTTCGGCGATGCGGCCAAGGTCATTACGATGAAGGCCCTGCAGCCGGACGGTACCATGCTCTGCGATGAGATATTATCCCGACACAGTTATGAAGAGAAAGTACGTGCCATGGGGGAAGACATCGCCAGTGCCAACTATCAGCAAGAGCCGATAGACCTCAAGGGACAGTTATACTCGAGCTTTAAAACGTACGACCGCATCCCGGTAGATACAAACGGCAATCCGTTGTTTACAGCCATTCGGAATTATACGGATACGGCTGATACAGGATCCGATTACCTTTGCTCGATTGTGTACGGAGTGTACAACGGCGAAGCTTATGTGCTGGACCTTTTGTACACCAAAGACGCTATGGAAGAGACGGAGCCGGCAACGGCAGCCATGCTATACCGGAACTGCGTAAATGTGGCCGACTTCGAATCAAACAATGGTGGCCGAGGGTTTGCAAGACAGGTACGACGGATATTGCAAGATACGTACAAGTCGAATAAGACGGTCATCAACACATTTGCACAGACAAAAAACAAAGCGGCTCGTATTCTTTCGAATTCCACCTGGGTTATGGAACATATCTATTTCCCAACCAACTGGAAAGACCGATGGCCTGAGTATTACAGGGCGATGACACGGTATCAGCGTGAGGGTAAAAACGCAAACGACGATGCACAGGACGCAACGACGGGCATTGCCGAGAAGATAAACGCACCGCAGATTAAAGCGGCACATGTCAATATTTATTAAGGAGTAGACAAATGGACTCTGAAAAGTTATATGGCTATAAACTGTTAAAAGACGCATATTACGGTACAGGCCTGTTTTCTGTTGGTCGAGGCCTGGTTCGTCATCCGAGAGAAAGCACACAGAATTACGCCTTCCGTAAGAAGCTTGCGTATTACCTGAACTATACCGGTCCTATCGTGAATGCGTCGGTAGATCCGATATTTAGGGATACAATCAAGCGTGAATACAAAGATACGGAGAAGTTCAAGGTGTTCCTAGAAGATGTCGACCGCAAGGGTACGAGCTTACAAGAATATATACGTCAGCAAGCGACTCTAGCTAAGCTGTACGGCGTTATGTATATCATCGTGAACAACGTGGTGGAGTTCGGCGAATCGGTGGCCGATAACGTCAAGAATCGAGCTTTACCGTATTTGACTGCTGTTGAGCCGCATCACATTACGGACTGGCAATTTGATGAGAAGGGAATATTAATCAAGTTTGCATACAAGGACGTTATTTACGACGCTGACCGAAAGAAACAAACACGATATTACATATGGACTCCGACGAATTGGCAGGTCTTAGACGAAAACGGAAACCAAATTAAGGGCGGCACACATAACATTGGCCGCATTCCTGTTGTTCAGTGGTTTGGTAGAAGCTCCAAAAAGACGGACATTTTACCGCCTGCCGAGTTTTTGAGTATTGCACAGACAAACTACCATGTGTATCATCTGTGCAGCCTTTTGACGCAAATATTGAACAATCAGACGTTCTCCGTATTGACGATGCCTGCAGACGGCAGCACTCCCGACGTAACGCTCGGGACAAATAACATGCTGCTGTATCCGCAAGAGTCGTCTCACGCACCGGCATTCATTGCACCGGATAAGGGACCGGCCGAAGTGCTGATGGCACAAATTGACCGACTTATCAAGGAAATGTATCGCATGAGCGGCATTGATTCAGTAGTCGGCGTAGAGCAGTCAAAGAGTGGTGTCGCTAAGCAGTGGGACTTTGAGCGAACCAACCAACGCCTGGCAGACTTCTCCGTTCAGTGTGAGGAAGCTGAAAAGGATATCATTGGACTGTACGAATTATGGGCGAAGGAAAACGTCGGTTATGAAGTTGAATATCCTCGAGATTTCCAGATTAACGACGTTACCGAATCGCTGTCTCAGGCACAACAGGCACTGGACCTTGGGTTTAGATCCGATACGTTCTCCGCTGAAGTAAGTAAGAAGGTCCTAGAAGCGTACATGCCGAATATTGAGCCTGACACGTATGATGACATTGTAAGCGAGATAGAAGAGGGCTTCGATGAGGCTGAACGAGATAGGGATTTAATGAAACAGCAATTTGAACCGATGACGGGTGACAAGGGTGATGTAAATGCCGAATGACAAAACGCAGAACAACCTGGAGAATAATTTAGACGGTTTCGAGCGAGTCCTTCGGGCGTTAATCTTAGCCGGTATGGACCCTAAAGAAGCCGTAAAAGTGGCATATCACCGTTATCCGGTTATGCGGCACCTTTACAAGGACTTGCTCGACGACCTTGTTGGCGATTTTGCTGAAGGCTACGGAAAGAAAAAGGCGGCGGCTAAGTTTGAGCGTGAAGCCATATCAGCGGCCATGAAGAAATCGTGGACAGACGACGGCGTAACCCTTTCTGAACGCATGTATAAGAACAGCAAGAAGGTCCAGGCCGAATCGGCCGAGGTCATCGGAAAGGCTATTAAGGAAGGCGAGTCGGCGGCTAAGACAGCCAAGAAGCTATTCGACGGATACGGTAAAGGCGGTATTATACCGGAGCAAGATATCCCCGAATTTATTCAAGAGGTGAAGGATTTACCTGTCCCTGCTTGGCTCGACGAAGAAGCTGTCGCCGAGTGGAAGGCAGCTATACGTCACGCACGAAAGCTTATTGAGCAAGGCACAACGCCTGGGCTAAGAGCGGCGTATAGTGAAGTCATGGACGCCATTGAAAACGGAGCCAAGCAAAATGTAAGCAAGGCTATTGATACCGCAGTACAAGAAAAGACCAGGTATACCGCCGAACGGATTGCACGTACGGAACGAGCGAGAGCCTATGCTGACGGGGTCATGGCTAAGTACCTTGATGACCCGGATATTGTGGCGTTTCAGTGGAAACTATCCGATAGACATCCGAAGTGCGATATTTGTGACGTATACGCACATGCTGACCTGCACGGACTTGGCAAGGGTATATTCCCGAAAGACAAATTCCCGAAGCTCCCTGCACATCCTCATTGCTTATGTCGAATCAAGCCGATTGTCGACGGCATGATTGATATGAGCAGGCAAAAGGATAATGTTAATAAAGGTGGAAAAGCATACATTGATACGCTTCCAAAGCGGGAGCAAGAGCGGCTACTTGGTGTTCATGGTAGAAATTTAGTAAATAAAGGGTTTTTGTCGTGGTCTGAAAAAGCAAGAGGAATAAGCCACGATGGATTCAACGCACGAGTTCCTGTTCCTGAAAGTTTGAAAGCATATGTCAAGAATGGCAAAGTAAACGTAGAGAAATTAGGCAAACGACTTGATGGAGAAGCGGTTGATGATGTTATAAAACGAGTTAAGGATTATATCAATTCACCTTTCTTCATAAGTGAATACGTTCCACGGCAAGGAATGCACACAGAAGGGCATAAACTATACAAGCCCGAAGATAATAAAAGCTATTATGAGTATGAAATTCCTAATAAAGATGTAATCAAAGCCATAAAGGATGCCATTGATGTTGGGGGAATACAAATGACAAAAAACGGAAATTGGAGTCACAAAGTGCTTATTGATATATCACCGCATATTGGCTATACTGTGAATAAAGAAACGGGAGAGCTGACTAGGACTAATCTTGCAACCGTACATATTTCAAATAAAGGAATTCACATAGTGCCTAGAAAGGAGCGGTAAAATGACTGAAGATGCAGTATTTGGGTTTGTTAAGAATGCCAAGTCTCGCACTTTTGAGGTTACTGATGTTGACGGTAGTCTTTTTACAGGTAGACTCGTATCCTGTACGTCTGGTGCGGATAATGAGCCGGACCCGGCATCCATATCGTTACAACAGAAGGGGTACTCGGTTGAACTGTTTGTAAACGAAATCCAATCAATCAAAGAAATTTAGACCCAACGGGTAATGCCGAGGGTCTTTTTTCATGCCTTGCGCAGTGGTGCGTAGGGCATTTTTTATTGGTGAAAAGCGGAGGAGACCGCATCACATATATTTAATGTGTTCAAAAAGGAGAATGAGAACCATGACAATGGCAGAATTGTATGCAGCACTGGAAAAGCTCGACGGCGGTGCGGCAATGGTGGAGACCATTAAAGCGGAAGTCGGGAAATTGAACGGCGAGTCGAAAGAGCAACGAGAAGCCAAAGAAAAGGCTGAAGCTTTGGTTAAGACGTTAACTGAGGCAAAGGACACGTTGACTAATCAAATTGCTGAACTTCAAAAGCCGGGAGCAGGAGAGCAAACAGCAGAATATAAGACTCTGCTGAAGAAATTCGATGACCTTTCCAAATCGTTCGAGACAGAAAAGGCTGCAAGGCAAGAAGCCGAACAAAAACGAATCCAGACAGACATCATGGCACAGACGGTTGATGCACTAACGAAGCACAATGCAATGGACCCGAAAGAGTTCGCCAAGCTTATTGTTGGCGGCATTGAAGTCGGTGATGATGGCAAGTACGGATTTAAAAAAGAAGACGGCACTGTCGGGACGATTGAAGACGCAGCTACCACATGGCTTAAAGGTAAGCCTTGGGCGGTGAAAGATAACCAAAACGGCGGCAGCGGGCAAGGAAGTTCCGGGCAGAATGCCGGCAATGATGTAAAAGCACAGTTTGAAGCGGCACTGGGGATATCCCAGGCAACGAAAGGAGACTAAATAATGGCGATTAATACGTTAGAATGTGCAAAAATTTTCCAAGACGGGCTTGACGCACAAATGCTCGCAACAGCAACATCGGCTTGGATGGAAGCCAACGCAACACAGGTGATTTATAACGGTGGCGACGAAGTGAAAATGCCCGAAATCTCGACGGCAGGACTTGCGACGTATGACCGTGATAGCGGCTTTGTACAGGGTGCAGTCACGCTGAAATTCGGTACTTATAAGCTTACGCAGGACCGTGGCAGAAGCTTTTCGCTCGACGCAATGTCCGTTGATGAAACGAATTTTGTGGCTTCTTCGGGCAATGTTATGGGTGAGTTCCAGCGTTTACAGGTTGTTCCTGAAGTAGACGCATATCGTTATAGCCGTATTGCGGCGTTGGCTAAAGCGGCAAGCCAAGAAAAGGCAACGTTTACGCCGACGGCTGATAATATCCTGGCACAGCTCGATGATGATATTACGGCAGTACAGGATATTGTAGGCGATGACGAACCGCTTGTTATTGTCATGAATCGTAAGGTACGCACGATTCTTAACAATGCGAAAGGCATTCAGAAGTTTATTGATACGGGCGACTTTACAGCCGGTACGGTAACGACAAAAGTGCGGACGTACAATGAAATTCCTATCATTGGCGTACCGTCTGCTCGCATGAAGACACAGTACGTATTCAACAACGGCACGACAAGTGGACAAGAAGCAGGCGGCTTTAAGGCTGATACTCAAGCGAAAGATATTAACTGGATCGTAATCGCACAGCGTGCGCCGATTGCCGTATCTAAAACGGATAAAGTCCGCATCTTCACTCCGGACGAAAACCAAAAGGCAGATGCTTGGAAGCTTGATTATAGAAAATTCCATGACCTGTGGATTCCGAGCAATAAGCTTAAGGGCGTATTCGTTAATACCGGAGCATAAGGAGGTACCATATGAATACTCGAGTAACTCGGCTTAATGAAGTTCAGTACGCCGATTCTGAATACCGTCTTCAGCAATTAATGGCTGAAGGATTTGTGGCAGATGAACAGCCGACAGAAGAAACGGAGCCGGTCGAAGAAAAGCCGAAAAAGGTAAAGGCAAAGAAGGCTGAAGCCGTAGAACAACCGGCTGAAGAAACGGAACAGGTAGGCGAGTAATATGGGCGTCAGTCGGGATGTGTTCGATAAGAGAATACGACAGGCCGTAAAGGCCTCGGCCATTGAAGTCCAGGACGAAGCACAAACGCATCACAATTACACGTCACGAACGGGCGAATTGACTCGCTCTATTGACATGCGAATGTTAACCGACAAGAGTGCCGTTGTATATCTTGATGAGGGCTTGGCCGATTATGGGCCGTTTGTACATGAAGGCACACGGCCGCACATGATACGGCCTAAGAATCGTAAGGCTTTGAGATGGGTCCCGACTGGCGGCAACTCGTTTTTGTTCGCAAAAAACGTTCTTCATCCCGGTAATCGCATGGATCCGTTCTTGTATAGAGCGCTAGATACGAAAAGGCCGGACATCATTAAGTTATTCGGTCAGTACACCAAGCTTGCTACCAAAGACATATGTGATGCCATTGAGCAGAAATATAGTAATGGCCAAGCATGTGAGATTGAATTCAAATTTTAAAGGGAGTGAATGCACATGTTATATGACTTGGCCGAAATGGCGTTTATGGATGAGCTACTTGGCAAAAACGTCACCAAGGATGACCTTGCCATTGCCGAAAAGTGGCTGTATTTGTTCGCACAGCGTCTTGGAGTTGAACAAGCAAAGGTTATCCGTAGCTTTGTGGCTGATGAGCTTGTAACGCTGTATACGTATCGTGAGACTTGTGTGCGAAAGGCGTACAGCTTGCCCGGAGCTTATGGGCGTGGCGGCGAAACGGACGACTTTTACGGCAAGAAACTCGCATATGTCCAGGGCCGAATAAAAGAGCTTGAAAGCTCGATTACACCCGAAGACCTTACAGGCGACCCGACGCAGTATTCCGGTTATCGGTCGTGTGAAATCTTCAGGGGGTAGCTGATATGATTATGTGGTTTGAGCTTTTAAAGCGGATTCAAGACGTTCTCATAGCGTGTAAAGTATCCGCACCTGTACAGCTTGGTGCGGTTATACCGCAGCATGCTGCCGTCGACGAAATCGGTAAAATCATGCTTGTTCGAGGAGCCGAAACGGTAAATGATGAAAGGATCGAAAACGAGCTTCTCGTTACGATTTATCTTGAAGCCTGGGTACGAAATGACGACCCGGATTTATCCGTTGGATACGCTCGCATTAGTGAGCTTGAGGGGCAAATCGACACAGCTTTAAAGCAAATGCGGCAAGCCGTCGGTTCACTAAATGAGGATATATGCGTACTTAATAGCAGTAACTATCAGATTTTAGATTTAAAAGTTAAACAAAAAACGGGCGACCTCGACGCATTGCGACCGTTACTCGGTTCGCAGTATACGATTGAGTGTCGCCTTTTTGATTTGACTCGTGAAGGAGGAATATACTAATGCCGGCATCAACACCGAAAAAAGCACTGGCACCGTCTGCAGCTAATTCTTTAGCGACGGTGGGTAAAAATTATTTTATTTATTTAAACACAGGGACCGATGAAACGACGGGTGCGGTATGGACTAAAATCGGCGGTCAGAAAGGCGGCTCTATTAGCCGTAAAGCCGACTCTATCGACGCATCGCACAAAGACTCTGGCGGTTGGAAGTCTACATTGCCCGGTCTTAAGGAATGGAGCATTGAATTAGATACCTTACTCATGGCCAACGATGACGGATTGGAAGCGTTGAACGAAGCCTTCCTTAAAGACCAACCTGTACACCTTAAATTCGAGTACCCTGACAAGTCCTATGTAACCGGTTGGGCGTCTATTACGGAACTTTCTATCGAAGCTCCGCATGACGACGTAGCGTCTTATAAGGGGACCTTGGCAGGCATTGGTCCGTTGTCTGAATTAAAGAAAGCCTAGAGAGGGGAACATATAAACCATGAAACAAATTAAATGCGACTTCTTCGGCAAGGGTGAACGCTTGTACTTCAATATCCAACGCTTGGCTGAATTTGAATCGGCGGTCGGCAAGCCGATTTATAATGCGATTCAGCAATTGTCCTTATCGGACATCATAACCGCATATGAAATCGGTCTTCGTCAGTATGGCCGTCGCAGCGGTCAGTTTTATTCTGATCGCTTGCAGGAGCTGTTCGATAGCGGTGAGGTTGAATTAAACGACATCATGATGCCGATTGTTAAGGCCATTACAGGTAGTGGCATTCTCGGTAAAAAAGCATACTTCATGGCATTCCCTGAAGAAAAAACACCCGAAGATGATGCCGAAATCGAAGCCGAAGAAGACGAAGCAGTAAAAAACTAAACGGGGGGCATAATGCCCCCTCTTCTTTTGCATTATGGGTACGAAAAGCCGAAAAAGTGGCTTATAGTATCTTGGCTTTAAAGCCGTCAGAATTCTATGAGCTTACGCCTATGGAGTTTGAAAAGATGGTTCAAGGGTATGACCTTCGGACTCGTATTGAAGACGCCAGAACGGCGTATATGACGTCACTTATTGTTAACGTTCAGCTCGATAAGAAGAACCAAATTAAAGTGAAGGATATCATGAAGGATTTACATCCTCCGACACGACTGGATCGTAAGAAAGAGGAAATGGAATTTATGAGAGAATGGCTTGAAGAAGGGGGTGAGTTGTAATGGCAGACGCAAATATTCACGTCAAAATAAAAGGCGATAGCTCCAGTGCCGAGGCGGCGATTGACAGAGTTGGTAGTAAGCTTGAAAATGCCCTGGGCGAAAAAATGGGCGGCATTGCCAAGAAGGCTTTAAAGATGATGCCTATGGCAGGGGCGGCGGCAGGCGTAGCTTTAGTTGCTCAAGAAGTAGCTCAGCTTGCCGGGAAGGTATCCGATACGGCTGACCAAATGGCACAACTCAAGTCCCGTATCAATCTTATCAACGACGGCACTCAGACGACAACCGAAATCATGGACAAGGTCTATGCGGCAGCACAGCGGTCTCGAGGTGGGTACGTCGAAATGGCCGACAGCGTGGCTAAGCTGAACATGCTTGCTAAGGACGCTTTCAGTTCAAATGATGAAGCGATAGCCTTTGTCGAACAGCTAAATAAGCAGTTTAAAATTTCAGGGGCCAGTGTTCAGGAATCGACGGCAGCCATGTACCAGTTAACTCAGGCCATGGCAGCGGGGAAGCTTCAGGGCGACGAATTCCACTCAATCATGGAAAATGCTCCTATGCTCGCACAGGCGATTGCTCAGCAAATGGGCATGACTGTCGGACAATTAAAGGAGATGTCATCGCAAGGGCTTATTACGGCTGATGTCATTAAAGAAGCCTTATTTAACAGCGCCGAAGAAACGAACGCCAAGTTCGCAGAAATCCCCATGACGTTCGCCGAAATCGGACAGCAACTCTCTAATCAGGCCTTACAGACTTTTCAGCCTGTCCTTGAACAACTTAGCTCAATAACCGCTTCGAGCGATTTCCAGGCTATTGTCGAGGGTATCGGAATATCCTTCCGAGTGATGGCCGCAGTTGCACAAGTTGCCGTTGCGACGTTAAAGGCGTCGTTTTCGGCTCTAATTACGGTTATAAAGTATGTGGCGTCATCGATGAAAGCCGCTTTTTCCGTCATTATTGGAATAGGCAATCAGATTAAGCCTATAATTGCCGGGGTTGCGGTAGCATTCACAACCTGGAAGACGGCTATATTAGCCGTATCGGTAGCAACCAAAGCTGCGGCCACAGCACAGGCCTTATATAAGGGCCAAATGGTAGCGTCCAGGATTGCGACCATAGGCGTTACGCTTGCATCCATTCAGCTTAAGGCGGCTATGATAGCCAGTGCTATTGCAACAGCCGGGGTAAAAGGCGTCATGATGGCCTTATCCGGCACGCTTAACCTGGCGAAAGTCGGAACAATGGCCCTTGGGGCTGCCACTAAGGTTATGAACGCAATCATGAGGGCTAACCCTGTAGGCATTGTTATTACAATATTGTCCGTTTTGGCCGGAGTTCTCGGTACATGTGCCGCAGCGACTCAGGGATTCGGAGAAACAGCATCGGCGGTATGGGAAACACTGGTTCACACCGTGGCCTGGGCGATTAATCAGATTATCGCTCTCATCAACAAGCTGATTAACGCTGTAAATGGCGTTGGAGCCAAGCTTGCACAGGTGTTCGACTTTGATTTCTCAGCTATTAATAATATTGAAGGCATTAGTCCTGAAGAAGCGCAGGCTGCTGGCGACACTATTAAATCCGCAGCCGGAGATGTGCTTAATGCACTGTCTGGTGGCGGTGGCGGTGAAATTGACGGCGGCGGCTATGACGGCGGAGGTGGCGGTGGTTACGATGCCGGAGGAGCCGGTGGCGGCGGTGGGTCAGGTGGCTCAGGCGGCGGTGGCGGTGCAGGTAGTGCCGGTAACCAATTAGCCGAAGAAGCCAAACGGATCCACGAACAAATTCAACAGAACTACCTCGAGATGTTCGGCAAGCAGAGCGAGTTAGTGGAGCTTCAGTACAAAAAGGAACTGGAAGAACTCAACAAGTCCAAAGACGCCAACGAACACTATCAGGAAGACCTGACGAATCTTCAGGCTATTTACGCCGAAAAGCGTATCCAGGCTGAACACGAAGAGCAACAGGCAATTCGTGAAGTGTGGAATAAAGTCCGTGATATGGCCAAGGATTTTAACTTTTCGATTAGTACGAAGGACTCGACAGGCAGCGCTTCACCTCTTACACAGCTCGAACATGACCATGAAGAAGCAATAAGCAGCATTACGGACAAGTGGCAAGGGTTCTCCGACGAGTACATTAAAATGACGAAGCAACAACAGGCCGAATATAAAGCGGCTCTTGACGCTAACGGCATTGCGTACGAAATTGTCGGGAAGAATGAAATTACATTCGAGGCCGAGAAGAATAAAGAACTCCTGGCACAGGAACAGGAATATCTGTTGAAACGTAACGACTTGTACCGCCAGATGTCTGAAGAAAAGTGGGCCATTGACGAGGCCTTACGGACACAGAACTTTGCGTCTTTGCAGCAAGCTTTGACTGACGAATACGTCATGACTCAAGACAATTACAACCTTCGCAAAGAGATGTTGGATGAATATCAGCAGGCTGTGATGGATTCATACTTCAACACACAAGAAATGTGGATGGGGGCCATGATGTCCGGGATTGATGCACTTCAAGAGGGGTTGTCCGGACTTCTTCAAGGAACGACAAGCCTGGGTAAAGCGTTTGAGAATATCGGCAAGGCCCTTATCAAATCCCTGGCTGATTATGTTGCCAATTGGGCGGCGGCAAGGCTTAAACAAGCCATTCTCGGAAAGACACTTCAACAGCAAGAAACGGCTGCAAGCGTCGCAGCAGCCAACGCTCAAATACCGCCTTGGACGACACTTGCACAGCAGGTGGCAATGGCAACTGGTGGTGTCTCGGCAACAACGGGTATGGCGGCATGGACGGCGCAGTCCGCAATCGGTGCAGCCGCAGGACTTGCCATGCAAGCTAAAAATACGCTTATGGGAAGCGCTCCGAACATGCACTTGGCAAGCGGCGGCGTGGCAGTCGGACGTACATACGCAGAAATCGGTGAAGGAAAGTATCCCGAAGCAGTCATACCCTTATCGACGCAGACGTATGACGAAATGGGTGCCGGCATCGCCAGGGCAAACGGCGGTGCGGCAGGTGGCATAACACTGAACGTGTCGGCTCTTGATGCCGAGTCTTTCGGGAATTGGCTCGAATCGAAAGGCGGCCGAGTATTACGGCAGTTCACCGTTAATCAGGACCGTGAATTTATCGGTACGTCGGGAGTGTGGTAACCATGGAAAAATTGAAGAAATTCCCTCGTATCAAGTCACTTGCGTGGAAGTCATCCAAAATGCAGCACTGGGATACGAAGTCCAAACGCAGCGGATCCGGAAGAGTACGAACAATGACAACGTGGCGGTATCCGCAGTATACGATTACGACGGAGTTTGCCTACTTAAAACCTGAAGAGTATAAGAAAATGATGGGCTTTGTGTCGCAGATTCAAGGCGGCACAGAGCCTTTCTTGTGGCTTGACCCTGAAGACAACGAGGAAAAAGGTATTGTCCTCGGCAAGGGTAGTCAGGGCGAATGGCAAGCGGTGCGGCGGTTCGGCGATTATACCGAGCCGGTCGCATACGTTGATAATGTAAAACTCTATGCTGACGGAGTTGCCATTGAGCATGTAACGACGGACGGCGGCACGATTCGGACTAGTGATACCGTATCGCCTGACGCTGTCATCACGGCAGATTACACGTACTATTGGAAGGTGCTGCTTAGCGGTGACTTTACGGCAGAGCTTGAGTATAAAGACGTGTATAAATCAAAATCCTTTAAGTTGGTGACCGTGCAATGAAACAGGCAGGAGAAGTATTAACTCAACACTTGAATACGGCAAAGTCGTTCCGCAGTTGCGACTTATATGTCCTTCGGCTCCAAAGCGGCATGGCGTATTACTGGACAGATACAGACTCAAACGTAAGTCACGGTGGCCATGTATATCGTGCAGACGGGCCTGTCATTACTCGTAACAAGACCTCAACACATTCCGATGTGGCGGTTGATAAGCTTTCCGTTTCGGTATCGTGCGATAAGCATGACCAAATAGGTGGGATACCGATACTGGCGGTTGCTCATAACGGCGGCCTTGACGGAGCGACCATGGAGCTTAAACGAGCATTCTTTAAGCAAGACGGAACATTAATTGACGCTGTGGATATCTTTACGGGTACGGTTGAGGTAAAGCAAGGCGGTGGCCTTACGATAACGCTTGACGTAAAGTCCGTTGTGCAGAAGCTCAATACAGAGTTTCCGAGTAAGCGGTACTATCCGCAATGCCCTTATTGTGTGTACTCCAAGGAGTGCGGTGTCGATATTAAAAAATACCGTAAGCGAATGAAAGTAACGGCACTTACGGGCGTGAATGCCGTCGGAATAGACGTACCGTTTGAAGACGGCTATTACAATGCAGGCGGTATCGAATGGGTGTCGGGTCCTCTTGCCGGGCAATCAACTCAGATAATGAGCAGCTCGAACGGTACCGTTATGTATATGAGTCCGAGTGATACGCAGGCTACTATCGGAAGTGAGGCCTATATTTATCCCGGTTGTGATAAAACACCTGAAACGTGTAAGAAGAAGTTTAATAATTTCGCACGAAACAGGGCCACTCCGTATGTTCCGTTGAAGGAGACGATACGATGAAAAGTACAGGACAAAAGATTGCCGATGCGGCACTTGAGTGGCTTGGAACACCGTACGTAAATAATGCCATGTCCAAAGGTCACGGAGTCGACTGTGCATACCTTCTTGTTGCGTCACTTATCGGATCGGGCATGATTACAAAGGACCAATTACAGATAGAAAACTACTCGAACGAATGGCATTTACACCGCTCGGAAGAGAAATATTTAAAGTACATACAGCAAGTCGCTGATGAAGTTCACGGAGAACCTCAAATCGGCGACTTTTTGTTATATCAATACGGTCGGTGTGTAAGTCATGGGGCGGTATATATCGGTAATGACAAAGTTATTCACGCCTTCGTTGACCTTGGCGTTATTATCTCGAATGTCGACGATATTCTGTTTTACGATAACCGAGGAAAATCAAGGCTCCGTGCCGTCTATCGATTCAATCCGAAGAAAGGAGGTGCAGCCTAATGGGATTTCTATTTAAAAAGAACAATACAACGAATCGAGCCGATATTATTGGCGATTTCCAAATTAACAGTGCTTCTTACGGCGAAACGGTACCTGAAGTCCTTGGGACAACCAGGGTATCGGGCAATATCATCTATTGGGATGACTTTACGGCACACGAACATAAGCACACAAGTCGCACCGGTAAAGGCGGTGGTTCAAAGCATACGGAAATAGACTACACATACACCGTAGCCGCAGCCATTGCTTTGTGCGAAGGACCTATAGCCGGTATTGGTAAGGTGTGGAAGGATAAGGAGGTTTATGAGTACCCTCAAGCCGACATCCAGTTATCCCTTTATAAAGGCGAATACGGACAGGAGCCGTGGCCGTATGTTACTAGTAAGCACCCTGAAAAGGCACTGCCGTACAGCGGATTGGCATACATGGCAGGCGTTGTCGACCTCGGCAATCGTGGCAGCCTTCCGACGTATAATTTTGAGGTTAAGGGGAAACTTCTCGAGACTGGTGACGGGATCGACGTAAATCCGGCTGATTATATTCTGTATGTGCTAAAGGCGGCAGGAATTGAAGACGTTAAAATCGAGGGTATTGAGAATTTCCGTAAGTATTGTGCGGCCGCTGACATCCTCATCTCGACACCGCCTGACGAATCGGCGAAAAAGGCACAGCAAATCATTAACGATATCGCCGAAATTACAAATTGTTACCTTTTCTGGTCCGATGACCGGCTGAAGATTGTACCCTTGGCCGACAAAGTTGTCGGTGACTGGAATCCTAAAAAGGAGATCCAATACAACCTCACGGCCGACGACCTCATTCCGGGTAGTGACGGGCAACTCGTTATATATAAGCGCAAAGACAGCTCGGAGACGTATAACCAAGCTACTGTTGAATTCATTAATCGTGCTAATGGGTACGAAAAAGAAACGGTGTCATTTGAAGTTGTGGCAGACGTTCAGAAAAACGGCATGAAGCCGGCTAGTAAAAAGACTGCACACTACTTATATACGAAAAAGAGAGCGCAGTATTATGCTGAACAATTAGCCATGAAACGCCTGTACAGTAAGAACCAGTACACGTTTCATTTGGATTGGGCCTTTTGCAGATTAGAGCCTGGCGACCTTGTGACGCTTACCGATGAATTATGCCAACTCGACAGGCAAGTCGTTGTTATTACAGCCGTTAATGAAGCGGCTGATGGTGAACTCGAAATCACAGCAGAAGGAAAACCGCCTGGCACATATGCACCGGCACGGCACGACGTACATGAGAACGAACGGCCGTTTACGGATTATAATGTTCCGGCTCCGTCTATTAACCATTATGCCATTGTACAGACACCTGGAGATGTATCAGGGAACGAGCTGTTATTAGGTGTAACGGCTCGTTCGGGATGGGGCGGTTGTACGGTATGGGTATCCGACACGGGTGATGCGTATAAAGAAGCCGGTAAGATTACGGCGCAGGCACGTATTGGACGACTAGCCGCAGCTATGACAGCCGAAGCGACAAGCTGCATAGTCGAACTATTCTCAGGTGAGCTTCGAGGCGGATCGGCTATCGACGCTCAGCGAGGGAACACGCTCATTTGGATTGACGGCGAGTGCCTGAGTTACGAAGGTGCGACTCTTCAGCCTGACGGGCGGTATTTACTAACAGGCTTAGTGCGTGGCCAATACGCCACGACAGCTAATAACCACGCCGAAGGTTCGCAGTGCGTCCGTATCGATGAAGCACTGTTTCATGCCCCGTACCGTACGGAAGATATCGGCAAGAAGATATGGATTAAGTGTGCGTCAGTAAATATGTTCGGATCCAACGAACAAGACCTTTCCGAAGTGCAGGCCATTGAGTATACGATACAGCCGTATTACATTCCTGAAGTTCGAAACCTTGCCGTATATACGAAATATTACGACTTGGGTGACGGCGTCTCGTCTTTCGACGTCATTGCCACTTTCTCTCCGCCGCAGATTACGAGCTTCGATACGGCCGAAGGATGGTATAAAGAAGGCTCAGGTGACTGGAAGTATGGCGGTAACGGTGACGGCCAAATCGTCATCAGTGGTTGCGAGCTTGGACACACATACGACATCCGCATTCGAGTTAAAGACAGGCATGGCAACTATTCACAAGGCCTTATTAAGCGATTTACGGTCGAAATGAAATCAGAAGTCCCGAATACACCGCAAGGCTTTGCCGTTACCTTCGGGAGTGCAGCCGCGTTTAATTGGCTCGAGGTGCGAAATGCTGATATTGATTTCTATGAGATTCGACATGACTTGAATCCGGGGCAAGAGGTCGGCCGTATCGGCAAAAGCACGAATACGACATACGTCGGAACACTGACAGAACGAACCGGACGAGTGTACCTATACGCTCATAATCCTATGAAGGGATACAGCGCACCTGCCATGCTTGAGTATAGTGTTAAGGCACCGAAAGTACCGACGCATATAACGGCTAAAGGGGGTATGTCGGGAATCGGCGTTACGTTTGACCCTGTTCCGCTCGGTTGCCGAGGGGCTAACGTATATGTCGACGATGCGGTTTACTTTACGCCGACTAACTCATTCTCGCTGATTCTTGCGCCTGGCGTATACCGAGTGCGAGTTGCTTATACGGACATATTCGGCGAGGGAGAAAAGAGCGGTGAACAGCTTGCCGCCGTGAAGCTTGAGATAGATAAGTCAATCATCAGTCGTGAAGCACTCGGCCTAGATGCAATAGACAGGGCTATCGCTAAGATTGAGGGTGACGTCGGGGTCGTAAAGTCCGAAGTGACAGGAACGTCGACCCGTATCACGCAGCTCTCGAATAGCGTTGATTTACGGCTCAATAGCTTGGATGGGAGAGAGCTGATATCTCGTATTAACCTGTCGCCGACTGGAACACGAATCGACGGCAAGCTGCTACATGTTACTGGCCAAGCACTCTTTGATGACAACATTGTTACTCCGAAGATGATTCAAGCCGGTGCGGTTACTGCTGACAAAATGCATGTGGAAAGTTTATCGGCTATCTCAGCGACTATCGGCACACTTCGAACTGCAACGAGCGGCGCTCGGACGGAGATACGAGACAATCTCATCGAAGTTTACGATTCTAACGACAGATTACGAGTCAGAATGGGGGTATGGTAACCATGGTAATCGGAATTGCTTTAGTGGTTGTAGTAGCTGCTGTTATATTGTTAAAAAACAAAAGCAAGAAACCGCCTGATACTGCACAGAAGGCAGAAAGCGTACAGACCGCAACGAAACATGGAGACAATAAGGGTGAAGCGGTAACAATCATAAACAACGGCAAGAAAACGAAAGGAACGGTGGTATATATGGCCGAAGGCATGCAGGTCTTTGATGAAGACGGAAACATCATTGTCAACACGACAGATACGATATGTAATTCGCTCGGATACGTTGAGACCGACGGGAAAACATCAGGTGTTATTGAGAATGCAGCGATAAAGAAAAACCGTACATGGGTAGCAGTGGTGTTCCCTAATTGGACGCTTGAATTAGCGGAATGGGCTGTTCCGGCACCGCCCAATATTGCTATTGAAGATGGCAAAATTTTGTATTCATACGGCAAAACAGCTATGGGAATGAATGGGATTTTGTACTGGGGGTTGTACTAATGGCAGAAACAGGATTGAGAGTATACACAGATGATGGAGAGATTGTAATCAATGAATCATATGTGAATTTTTGGTATGACAAGGAAAAAAGCAAAGACGAAAGCTTTGCATATGGAGTAAATTGCTTAACTGCATATGGTTGTAGTCCTGGGAATGAAGGTCGTCGTTATGTATTCTCAGCAGAATCTCAAGAACCGTCGCAACATGGAGTTGGATTGCAGGTCATAAATGAAGCCGGAAGAGTCGTATACGATAGTAACTGGAAGCCGCTTAAAGTACTTCACTATTCAGACAAGCCTGGATACGTTATTCCCGCAGATAAAGAATGCGCCATTATTGAATGCAGCGCAGAGTACGGTTATTCGTATGTCATCTTTGACGCTCCTGGAAGCGACTATCTATATGTGTGGAAAGAAGTTCATCCGAAAGTACAAAACGGGGTGGTTGTATTTGATAAGAAAGATAAGGGGGAACCGCCTCGGCACTATCAAGGTGCTTTCGAGGTGTTGACGACCAAGAGCCAAGGACAAACGGTTTACATGGTTGTCGACGTATCTCATATAAAGTAGGTGAGCGAATGACGATATTCAACGATGAACTGCATTGCGGATCCGACTTCATTCGGCGGTATGTAGCCGACGGCCACGACTTCACGGGAGCCTCGGCCGTTATGAAAGTCCGCACAGAGAATGACATCGAGCTTGTAGCCGCTGACTGCACCGTCGACGGGGACTCCGTCACAGTGAAGATACCTGGCGAGCGAAGCCGAGAGATTCCGAGACGGTACCGAATGGCGAAGTACGACGTATTCGTAACGAAGAAAAACGACTACAGTTACAAGCTCGTCATGGGTGATATGCGAATTATTTATGACGAGTCAATGCATTAGAGGGGGAATTTATAATGGACGAATTAAAAGTAAAGGTGAACTTCGAAAATCCGGTACAAGTACAAGCGGTTCAGATTCCCGGATTGCCCGGTCGGGATGGCCGAGACGGAACACCGGGAAAAGATGGAGAAAACGGACGTGATGGCAAGAGTGCTTACGAAGTGGCCGTCGATAACGGCTTTGTAGGTACAGAACAAGAATGGCTTGAAAGCCTTAAAGGCAGAGACGGAGCGAACGGCACAAGCGAGCCGGTCAGCATGAACTTCCCGACTGTATACAGAATGA